AATTTCTTGACCTACACGAATTTGATTAGCATTTTTAATTTGTGGATTAGCACCAAGCAATGCTTTAAGTGTCATTCCGTTTTTCTTTGCAATTTGTGATAGTGTATCACCAGACTCAATAAAGCCTTTACCATCTTTCATTTTCATTATTACCGCCCCTTAAATACAGTACCGCCCGAAGACTTATACTGAGGATCCATTTTCATATCTGAGTTAGGTTTGTTTAAACACTTACCCATTGCCATACATTTTTTAGGTGTTGGACACCCTGGACATGTTTTCATTTTTACCTCTATCGGTAGTTATAAATCTTCCCACCCGATTTTTTATATACTGGATCTTCTTTAAGTGTAGATGGTCCAGTTCTTTCACGATTCATTGGATGGTTTGGATCCTTATGCCGTGGTTTAACTCTATCTTTAGCTTTAGGTTTTTTGGGTTTACCTTTTGAGTCTAACTCAACAATGTTAATTGGCATTAGTCTCTCCCTGTAATTACAGTACCGCCAGCTGAGTAATACTTCGAAACTTTACCACCGCCCATTTTATATGTAGCTTTTTTACCATATATTTTTCTTGCTAGTTCGTTTTTTTCTTCACGAGCAATAATTTTTGGATCTGTAGACATACGTCCGTCTTTTAAAATAATACCTTTTTTATTAGCCATTTTTATCTCCTATAGTAAAAAGAGGGGAAGCCCTAAGACCTCCCCTCAATAAAACCTACTCTAGACCGTAGATAGCGCCACAACCGATTGGGTTGCGTACTTCAAGAGTACACTCCTCAACCATCATGCCTTTAGTTGAGTCACCTTGCTGTCCTACGTCAACTTCTGCAAGAGGACGCAGAGTTGCAATAGCAAACCACATTGGATCATAGATCAATGCAGAGAAGTTAGCAAGGTTAGTTACACCTGCACCACTGTGAGCAACGTTATCGTCACCTGTGAATGCAAAGTTGTTAGTAAGACCCATGATGTAGTTAGGTACTACCATCAAATCGCCAAAGTCTGACATATAAACGTCTACTGACTGACGCAATTTGCCTGATGCGTCAATATTACGCTGTACGCCTGTGTCGCCAACCATAAGGTCAGAGAAGTCACGGCGAAGCTTTGGTGACAACATGATCTTAGTTGCCTTACCGCCTTCTTCGTAGATCTTTTGCATAACACCATCAATGTTGGTAAGTGCTAGTGGATCACGATCAGGTGCAGTTGTTGAACCGTTAATTGATGAACGTACAGTAGCTGTACCATCGGCATCTGTACCAGCGCCGGTTGTGGCAGCTGAAGGAGCCTGGAACTCACCCACGTAATCAACAGTATCTGCTGAGTTAATAAATGACTGGTAGCCACCCGCTGCGCGTGAGTTAGCGTTTTGTACGCCCACTGCGCCTGATACGTTCATTGAATGAATCATATCAAATTCAACATCACGACGAAGCTCAGTACCACGCTTTTTCAGCTGGTATGCATATTCGTCGGCTACACCGGCTTGATCTACTGCACGGCGTGTGCCTGATACAGCAATTGTTTTACCGTTAATTTGGGTGTAGTTACCGAGACGAGTCCGGTTAGGGCCGCTTTCAGCAAACTTTGTACCAACTGCAGGTGTTGCAGATGCGCCGCCTGATGCTGGTTCGATGTAGTCTGTACCTTCACCAATCCGTGAATCACCTGGAGCTTCCAGTGTGTCTGTCTGCCATTCGTGATAAATAGCAGTTGCTTTTGCTTTTCCGATAGAAGAAGTAAAAGGAGTTTCATCACGAGTAATCATTGTGATGAAGTTAGCAAGATCTTCACGCTGTGAAACATCTTTGCCGGTGCCGCGTGCTGGTCCCTGTGGGCCACCAGTTCCGCGTACGCCTAGTTCGTTAGCCATATTAATTATACCTCCGAGGTATTTATAAGTTTAATGAGCGTTCTGCAAGTCCCCTCAGAAAATCCATTTGATCTGCGTCAGTGCCTTCGCCACTTAGTACTTTATTCCTAGCCCTTAACTTTGCATCTACTTCTTTTTGAGTTCGAGTACGGGTCTTTTTAATGGGGGCTTTCTTTACTGTTGTGACTTTACGCTTAGCTGCGCCTTTAGTAACACCTTGTTTTAGTCGCCGATAATCATCGACAAACTTAACAATAATAGGATCAGCAATAGTATCAAGTATTTCCGCTGGAATCCCTTCTTCAAGAGCAAACTCTCGAATTGACATAGCTGTTTCTTCGCTAAAATCAGGTATGAGAGTAGGAATTGTTTCGTTGAAATATTCCAATTGTCTAGACCAAATTTTGTCATTTTGTTGTTCAACTTGTTTTTGAACTCCAACAACCATTTCTTCACGTTGTTTACGTGCTTTCCAATAGTTGGTTTGAGCGAGTTCACGTTTGTCTTTAAGTTCATTAACTTCATAAGTGTCACCTTCTTCACGAGCAATTTTAATTGCTGCTTCGATCTCATGGTATTCTTTGGCGAGGTGCTGTTCATTATTATATAAAACAGCTGCAGATGCTTGAGACATTGCTGTTAGCTCTTGAGCCTTACTAGCGTATTCTTCTTCCATCTGCTTTCTTGCATAACCAAGTTCACGACCCTTGTTAGAAAGATGTTGTTCAGTAGAGTAACCTTTAATAAGATCACTAAAAGATACTGCAAGTTCTTCACCGTCAATTTTAACGAGTACTTGTGCATCTAAGTCAAGATCATCAGTAGTATACACATCGGCATCTTGGGTAGACGTATCATCCGCATCCGCTGTTTCTTCTTCTTCAATCTCTTCTTCTTCTTCATCTACGTTATCGGCTTCATCTAATGATTCTGGGTCTTCTTCATAAGAGTCTTCCGCGTCTAACTGTGGTACTTGCTCATCGGGTAGAGTATCAACGAAATCTGAATTTCGAATGATGTCAGCCAGCAAACCCTCTTCAGTTTGACTTGTTTCCATTGCTGCAGAATCATCCAATTGGGTAGAGTCTGTTTCGGCATTGGTATTTTCCATTCTTAGTTACCTCCCTTCTTAGCTGTTGTAGCTATAGGTGTTGGTTTCTTTGAAATCATTTCTATATATCTATTCTTAAGTGCATGCATGTTTGCAAGCGATTCAGCATTAAGCTTAGCTTTTCCTGCGCTGCGCATAGAGTCATACTCTAGTGTCTCAATCATAGTTTCATAATTCTTAATAAGTTGGGCGTAATCAATTATTCTCTTCGCCATTTTCGTCCTCCATAAGGTGTGGGATATTCTTCCCATACATCTCAAAGTTCATCATTCTTTCTTTAACACTACCTAGTGCCATAGCTGAAGAGTAGAGAAACTCACGAGATTTAGTTTCATGCGGCTCCGTCTTGAGCCATTCAATAAAAAAGTCAATTAAGACCTCTCCATATACTTCATCAAAGAACTCATCTCGTTCCTTGGCGGCGAAGTGACCCTTAACATGAGCCCTTCGCGCCAATTCTTCAGGATGGATCTTATGATTTCCGTATGATTTAGTATTACCCAGCTTCGTCTCAGCTGTCTTACGGTACTTATCCATCATAGTTCCTTATTGTTGAGGTTCCATAGGCTCCTGTTGAGGTGCCGTTGGTGCCTGTGGTTGTGGATTAATAAGCTGTCTCGCTATCATAACAATCTGGTCAAAGCCAGGGTGTTGAGGAAGTTCTGCGCCTTCCTTAACTGCTTTAATGGCAAGATCAGCCCACTCTTGATAGTGTTTATCAATAGCAACTGCAAGCTGCTTAGAATTATCATCCATAGTGTTTTTACTTTGTGCATTAGTATAACCAACATTAGCTTCAGCAAGCAATACATCAGCTTCACGTTTACGCTGTTCTGCCACTTCTTGTGCTTGTTTATCTTTTGATTGTTTTTGTAATGCTTGTTCTGCTTTTTGTCTAAACTCATCTGTAGTATAATCTTCTAAGAAATCATTACTATCTAAGTTCATAGCTTCAATAAGCTTAGTTGCAAGAACTGCTGGTGCTACTGGTTTAATAACCATACCAGCGCCTTGATTATTTAGTGAAGGCAATATTTCTGCACCGACTTTACTTAGCTTATTAATCATAGTAGAGTTAGAGTTTTCTCCAATGTCTAAGAGAATCTCTACATCCATCTTAGAAGGTAGTGTAGACATATCCACTGAGCCGTATACACCGTCAAGTGCATAAGATTGCTTTCCCTTCATATTCTTTACCATTGTTTCATAGATACCGCTAATTAGTCGCTTAAATCCAGTTTCCGCAAATCTACGCGCGATATGCTGGATCCTCTTTTGAGCAGCTGATTGTACAGCTGAAAGCTTCTGTTCAGAGTTACCCGATACATATAAAGTATCGTTTAGACCCTGTGCAGCCTTTGACATACCTGTTGCCTGTTCTTTAATCATTTGTAAATGTTCAAGCAAAGGTACGGTACCTGTTGAAATAGTTTCTGGTGAAAGTGCTGCTACTGCACCTTGTGGATTACCGTTAGTTGGGATAATCTGTTTAGGCTTCATGTTTTGTAGCGCACTAAAGTCTACCACGTTTGGATCAGCTAGCTTTGGGCTATAGTTAGTAAGATAAGTATTCTCAACAAAGCCACGAAGAATAGCTGTACTTGCCAGTGTGCTGCTTCGAGTGAAATCAGCCATAGATAGACCAAAGAATTCATGTGGAATATCAATTGGTACAATGCTAGCTAGCGGTACAAATTCTACGTCTTCTTCATATAATACGTATTTATCTACAGTAATAAAGTGTTTTAGCTCTGCAATACCGTCACCATCACGATCTACGTGCATCCAACACTCAGTTAGTGTGACTTCTCTATTTGCTTCAGAATAGAAAGAACCTTTTTCTTCGTATCCCTGCCAATAGCGTTGACCTGTAATATCCTTACGAGCAGCTACATCTTCACTATATTTACCACTTCCTAGCCAATCACTATCATTTCCAAGACGATCCCATTCATCTGCAGTAAGACTACTAGCCCAATCAGGATAATACTTACGAATTTCTGAACGAGACATTTCTGTCTGAATACCTACGAATGTAGCATCATCAATGTCTTTAGCTTCATTACTGATACGAAAAGCTTCCGGTGGGATAAGCTCTAACTTAATTCGACTCTTATCAATCTTTTTGCGTAGACGTACATCAATATATGAGATAGTCTCGCTGAGAGGGTTTAATGTGAGGTCTCCAACAATTTCTAAGCTTTCATCTGCAAGGATTTCATCAAGCTTAGTTTCATCGATCTCATCATACTCTTCCATGACGTAATCAAAGTCTTCGATATAGTCCCAGCGTAATACACTATTCTTCCAGAGAAGAGAAGACTTCATCCAACTTTGTAGGATCTCCCAACCCTTGTTCTTTTTAAAGATACAATAGTTAACAATAGCTGCTGCTTCTTTAGAAGCTTTAAATGCACCTGGAGTGTCATCATACGGAGTAAACCGAGCAATCTTATTATTAGAGAGAAATAAATCTGATAGTACTGCTGTGTAAGCCTCAATAACTTCTGTTGTAGAAGTATCAACAATTGTGCTAACACCTTGCGGTGCTAAGTGTGCTGCAGGAACTCCGGCATACTCGTAGGTCGCTTTTAAGCGCTCTCTGGTGAGATCGCTACTGTTTAGCCAGTCTCCTGCACTATTTTGAATTCCTTGTTCAATGATGTTAATAAGTTGTTCATCATCTACTTTTTCTTTATAACCGTTAGCAGCCATTATAGCTTTCCTCCGTTCCCACTATAAAGTGGTTTAGAGGCTTCCATAGTCTTTTGGTTATAGCCTTTGCTTCCAGGCTTAGATAGCGGCGTTTTACGCTCGACTGTTTTCTTAACTGGTTGCACTGGTCGTACTTGTTGATATCTTCCTACATTGGTCATTGACTGCTCCTGAGTTTTACCACTTTACTTTATTAGCCCAATAAGCTGCACTCATTGGACCTTTTTTAATATTCGTTGCGTGTCTAGCCTTCCATGCTGCTCTACGCTTAGCATAGCTTTCAGACTCACCTTTCTTCTTAGGACTCCCCTTAGCACCTTGACTACCAAAACGAATAAGTTTAGGACGTCCTGTCTTTGAGTTCTTTACTGCAACCGCATGAGACTTTGTAGGGTGATTAGGGGTACGTTTAGGTTTGTTAAACCCGCTAAAGGTTTCTCCCCCAACTTCAATTCTTGCCATTGTTTTTCCCCCAATTAGCTATTTGTTGTAGCGTTCTTCCACATCCAACGCAATATTTACCTGTGGCGTCGAGTGTACAGATGCCTACACAGGGACTACGCTTTGTGTTCATGACCCATCCAAATCCCAAATACACCTGTCATAACTCCCATAACAACTGAGACAAAAGCCGATTGTGCTCCTGTTGGGTCAGGGATAGCCATAAACCATTCAGCGCATCTCCAAGACATAACTGTAGATGCTAACATCATAAGTCGAGGTAGTATTTTCCATTTAAGAAATTGTTCTACAGTTACTGGCATACGCTTCTCCGTTACGCGACCTCTTGCTCTAATTCTGCAATTTCTTGCCGAAGAGCGTTTAGCCTACGCTTTTTCTGAATCTGTTCACGTTCTTCTGGAGACACATGGCGTTCAACGTGCATACGTCCAAGTCCATCGTGATAAATATCGATAGATTCTCCTGCTTTATAATTCTCATCTAATTTCCAAGTTTTTTTAAACATTAACATAGTTTTCTCCTATATTATATTAGGCTTTTCTTGCCTTAGTTATTTTCTTTTTAGCCCCTTTAGTGTTTGGGACAAACTGCTTACCTTTTTTAATACCTTTTCTCTTTGCCTTAGTGGTAGAAGCGTGTTCTGCTGGTGTGAGAGACTTGACAGCTGAAGCTGGCATATAACGCTCTCCAGTAGCTTTTTTACCGACAATAGAGTTTTTACCGCTTTTAGTACGCCAATCTTGATTAGTCCATTTAATCATAGAAATAGCTTCTTTAGAAAGTGGTCCTTTACGTTTTCTAGGAGGACTCATGATGTATAGCCCCCGCCTTTAGCCTTGTACTCTCTAGCTACCATTTGCATTTTTCTAGCGCTATTTTGTCCTGGATTTCCTCCTTTAGAACCTGCAAGAATACGTTTGTAGATACTCGCACGTAGTGCTGGCTTAGTATAGTTACCTGCACTATTCACAGTGCTTTTCTTTTTCTTTGCTAACGGTCCAGGCCTTTTCATTGCCATAGTAATCCTCCACTATTGGGCATCTATACTTTCGATGTCTACTTTTTTGTATTCTTTTAAAATCAAACCATTTTTTCTTTTTCATAAGTTGGGCTTTTCCTACCCCTAGCAGCCCTGACTAGGTGAGGACAACGGTAGTTTACTGTAAGGTGAGCTTATCTAGCTCAGCCTGTAATTCTTCGTCCGTAAGGTCAGCGGCATCTAGGTTTGTTTGAGTCACATCCTGACGAGATAGTTTAGGAGCTTGATACTCTGCGAGTATACTTGCTACCTTTATAATCTGATCAGTGTCGCCTTCTTCCATAGCCTGTACTAATACGTAGTTAAGTGCATGGATAGCGTCTGGTGCTTCATCACCTAGTTCTTTCATAGCTAAAATAGTTTGTTTAGCTATCTCTCTTTTTTCTTTATTTTTTAGTCGTACTTCAAGACCCTTCTTACGCCATTCCTGAGCCATCTCAGAGTCTTTTATAGAGACTAGGTTTTTTAAACCTGGATGATTTGGGTCTCCCCGAATAGCTTTGGGGTTTTCTTTTTCACTCATGTTACTATTCCCTTAGTTATAGCCACTGTGTATTCTCCTGCTCTAACTTCCCTACTTTGTCTCTCCAAGATACTGTGTCGTTTGTGAGTCTATGTTGGTGAGTTCGGTATGCTTCAAACGCGATTGCAAGAGCCATAACAGTATCGTCAAAGTTTCCTGCGAGGGCATTAGTGCTCCCGTTTTCTGCTGCAACATAAGTCCGTAACTCTCCTACAATAGTATCTGAGGGAATCCATAGGTCATCCTCCTCAATAGCTCTTTTTAGGTTTCCTATTACCATAGGTTTAGTAGAAACTGTTGTCCTAAAGCCTGGTTTTCCACCTTCATCGTTTAGTAAGTTCGCTGCTTTAGTCTGATAATACAAATTAACATAGTTCATTTGCTTTAAACGGTTTAGCGTAGCGATACCTAGACTGTTACTTTCTACAGCTAGTAGGGCATTGTTGTAGTATCTACCCAGATAGAATAAAATATCACCAAAGTTACTAGGATCCGTGAAGTTATCTCTAAATAATGCACAGACTTGTCTCTCCTTATTCATTACCACAGCTGTGCTGTAGTCTTGTCCTACGCCAAGGGCTACATCAGCCCCAATAATAAACCTATCTTCAAAGTTAGGAGCAATCCACATCTCTAGGTGGCCTTCTCTAGCATCCTCGAAGTAATTACTCTTCTCGTCGAAGTGTCTAACGTAGTCTGGAGCCTGTACCTGTATACTATTCACTTTTTCTTGATCAAATACGCTATTCCCAGTGACTAGAAAGGCCTCTTCGGGAGTCGCAGGGTACTCTTGCTTAAACTTTCGTTCCCCACTCTCCGCTATCTTCAGCCTACGCCAGTATAACTGATCGTTATCTAGATCATGCTTCTCTAATAGCGCCCATTCTTCTTCAGATAGCTCCATATCTTCAGGTGCTTTTCTACGATACTCAGATGTGATAAACCAAGGTAGAAAAATAGGTATATACTCGTTCTCGCCTCTCATAGCGCCTTGGTATAACCTGTAAAACTCTCCAGATGCGCCATTAGCGGTGCTTTCCAGTATCACTTCAGTGCCTTCTTCCTGGGAGATTCCTTGGAAGAGTCCTGCTAGGATCTGTTCATCGAATTGCCAGAAGCCTACTTCCGACAAATGAGCAATAGTTGGGGTAGTTCCCCGACCAGCTTCCTTAGCTCCTGCAGTGTATAGCCTATATCCGCTTTTATTTTCCTGAAATATGATTTCCTTAGCGTTACTTTTCTGTAACTCTGGAGGATTCTCCATATTATCGATAATATTACGCGACATATTAAATAGAGCATCTGAGGTAGCGCTATCATGCGCCATAACAACAGACCTTGTGTAAGGAGTGAAGAAAGTTTTCCAGAAAACTCTAGCTGCACAGTAGGTACTGATGCCTTGTTGTCGAGCCTTTAATACGATTGCCCTCACTTTACCCGTTTCGTGTAACTGTTGTTGTAACTGTTGGTTGATTATACGTTGTGCTTCGTTGAACTCGAAGGGTACGAAGCCCTGTGAAGCGTTTTTAGTAATAATTCTAATTTGTTCCTTACTAAAAAGTTCAAAGTCAGCTTTGTATGCCCCCTGTTTTTCTCTACGTTTAGCTTCTTGTAGAAGTTGTAGTTTTCTTTTATTATCCATTTAGATTGTCCTCTAAATTTTCCTATAAGGGTGTG